TTGAGTTAAGATACTTGTTAATCAGTGTATTCATAACAGGTAAGTATTGTTTTATTATCTTTGTCTTAATACCTGTATCTTGTAGTATCATACGAGCTGCGTCTGCGTATGCACTTTCCTCTTTGAGTGATTTTCTTTGTTCTTCAATTGAATCAGAATCACTTATCAAATTATTAAGTTTTTCTATATCGGAGTCATTTACACTCTGTTTATTAAATGACTCAATCTCAGTTTCTAATTTAATATTGAATTTTTCCAGTTGAAGTATTGAACTATTGATTTCTGCGAGTCTTACTTGATTTTTCCTAATTAACTCATTTGTACCCTTTATCTTAAATAATCTATCAGTCAACTTTTTATGTGCCATTTCTAGTTTATCCAATCCATCCTTTAACTCATCTATGGATTTCTTTTTTTCTTCAATCATTTTTTCTTTAAATGATTTTTCAATTTCTTGTTCACAAGTAGGGCACTCAGTATACTTTTCAAAAAACTTCATTGTCTTACTATGTGTCTTATGTTTCTCTTGTATAGTTGAACGAAGGTTTTGAAGTTCATCTCTTTTTGTTTCTACATCTAATGTGTCTGATATGGTTTCAGTCAATGTTGTATTCTCAATTGTAATTTTATTTTGTTCAACAATCTTTTTGTCTACCTCTTCTTTGTTTGTTTCAATTGACTTTGTTTTCTGTTCTATGATTTTATCTTTATTTTTCTTTAAGTCTTGAATATGATTTTCTTGTAAATTTATTTTCTCAGTGATTAGATTGAAATTATAATCTATCTCTTTTATTTCATCTTGCAATGACTTGAGATTTTGTTTGAGTAATAGATTCATGATTGAAAATATTTGTATGTCAAGTATCTCTTCAACCACTTCCCTACGATGTGTGGACTTTAACTGCATGAATGGAACAAAGGTAGAACTACCAAGTATCACCACTTGTGTAAATGAACGATAGTTAAGTTTCAGTATTTGTTGTTCAAGTATTTTCTGATAGTCACGCACGTTGGCTTCTTGATTCAACATCTCACCGTTCAGATGTATTTCAAACTTGTTTGGTTTGATTCCTCTTATGATTTTGTAGTTTCGACTTGCAATACTAAACTCAACCTCAACCATAGTTGAACCACTATTAACAGAGTTAACTAATTGACCCTTACTGATAGTGCGAAATGGTTTACCAAACAAACCAAAACATAACGCATCAAGAATCGTAGACTTACCAGCACCATTCTCACCTATGATAAGTGTGGTGGGATTTCTATCCAGTTGTATCTCTGTAAACGTATTACCTGTCGATAAAAAGTTTTTCCATCTCACTGTTTTAAAGTTTATCATATTTACAAATCCTATAGACTTGGGAGTTTCCTACACCAAGTGTCTTTGCTATTTTATTCATACCAAGACCATTAGAACGAAGTTCTTTTATTTGAAATACTTTTTCGCTAGATATTCTTGGTCTGCCTATCTGTTTTCCTTGTTTCCTTGCACGTTCTTGACCCTCTTTTATTAATTGAAGATGACTGTTCCAAGAGTTGGGTCTCATACTATGAATCCAACCATGATGTTCTCCACAAAGAGTCAAATAATTAGTTTCATCATTAGTTCCACCACGACTTCTGGGAATAATATGGTGATGATGTAAATCATTGGTAGTTCCACAAATACAACAAAATTTTAATCTCATAACCAGTTATAAACTGCCCTCATACTTAAAATTAAATACATAAACTCCATCAATGCTCTTGGCCAATCTTTATCTTTATATCCAAAATACACCCACATCATACACGCAATTACACTCAATGTCCAACCTATCCACTGTGTCGTTACATTAGCACTTGATAGAATTAAAACGGATGTAATTGCAAAAGTAAATCCTAACCACCTATATTTGTTCTTATAAAATGAATCCATAATATAATACTCCTTCAATCGTTTTAATTATTAAAGTTCCAAGTCTTGTGCCTCATGGTATAGTTTTGAAACAGTGTCCTTGAGTTTTTTCTTATCAAGGTTCACTTCCAATTCATCAATATATTTTCCAAGTAACGTCATGGTGTCCTCTGTATTTTTGACTATATCATCAGATACAGTATTTGCATCTAAGTCAGAAAAGTCCTCTACAATCTTAACCTCATGACAGTTAGCCTTGAGTAGTCTATCAGTGAACTTGTCAAATTTATACAAATCATTTTTATTAACGACAATTAATTTTACATATTGATCTTTATACTTTCTTACATCATGAACGTCATAATTTTCTTTGGTGTCATCATAATATATCTTCGTAAATATTGTATACGGATTGACTATTCTCTCTAATTGTCTAGTCTCTGTATCAAATACATGGAAACCTTTTGGATCATTGTAATCACTCCAAGTAAGTTGGTATGGTGTTCCAAGATAATAGATTTGACCGTCATCCGACTTGTGATGAAAATGTCCACTCATCACTGTATCAAACTTTCTAAACTTATCCTTTTGATACATTCCCTCTGACATATGACCAAGATGCATTTCAAACCCACCAATGTCTAAGTGTCCTAACATGAGGTCTGCTTTTGTTTCATCCATCATACCAAATGCATAGATTTCATTTTGTGCGTTAATCCACGGCATGAGTAATATCGGTAATCCACCAAACTCTACTTCTTGGGCTTCTGCATAAATGTGTATGTTATCATACCTATGACCTAGAAGTTCATCCAGTGAGTTGACATCATTTGTATTTCTAAAATAGATGTCGTGATTACCAACCAACATATGCAGTTGTATTTCCATGTGGTTGAATGGTTGTATAAACCTTTCACGAAAATCCTTTGCAATGCGATAAGAGATATACTTACGTCTATCAAGTACATCACCTAAATGTATGCAGTGTTTGATGTTGTATTGTTGTAGGTATGGAAAGAATATTCCTTCATAGAATTTATAGAAATATTCATTAAAATTCATATTGTCATTTCTTGCACCGAAATGAGTATCAGTAATTAATGCGACTTTCACTAAACTTCCTCACACAGTTATTGTATATAATATCACCTGTTTTGATTGGATCAATTCTCAGATTATATATTACACATTTTTGATTATTTAAAAAATTCAATTGCCACTCTTCTTCATCACCACTTAAAATCATATTTGGTATTCGTGGTAAACAGTTCAAAGTTTTTTTACCACTTAGTTTATCTTGTATCACTTGTTTCCATCTATTCTGTATTTTCCACTCAGATAGTATCATACTCATTGTGCCTTTGTAATGACACCTATCTAATGCTTCATCAACGATTGATTGTTCTATCTCTACACAGTCTTTCTTATTGCAGTATGTAATTATCTCTGCAAAATTATTTGGTACAAAACTAACTAGAAGTATCCATAAAATTTTCCAACCCTTCTGGTTTATCTGACTGTTCTTTTTTCTTTGGTTTGTATACATCCTCATCTGGCAACATAATGGTGGGGTCAAATCCCTGCACCGAGTATTTAGTATCATCATGTTCCATTGTGGTGAACATATCGTAATCTTGTTTCTCTATTAATTTATTTTTAACGTGTGTCTGTTTCTTTTCTTTATTGATTCTACGAATAAATGCATAGTATATAATTTGTGTAAAATATGCAAATGGATTCTTTGACTTCTCTGGATTAAAGTTGTGTATGTATTGCAAACAGTTTTCTATACCATCTGATATCATCTCTTGACGGTATGTATAGTTAATAAAGTTTGGACGATACGAAAGTCCATTTGCAATCTTGAGAAAACACTCACCTATGTAATTTGTAATCTGTGGTTTTTCATCACCAGCTTCCTCTGCGTCTTTACAACTGTCTTTCCACTTCTTGAGTTCCTCTAAGAACTTTTTATTATCCACATAATGTGCGGTTTTCTTTTTAGCCATTTGCAAATTCCTTGTTACTTTTATAGTTAGTTGTATGTTATTCTACAGGAAAGAGTAATGATTGTCAAGTGTTTCCTGTTATCATTTTGTATGTTTCACTTAATTCTTTTGACTTGTTAATAAAATTAGTAAACTCTCTTTCCATATCAATTGCATCAAAGAAACTAAACCAACCTGTAATAATATATTTGTGTTGAGTTGGTGATGTGATACCACGATGTAAATGTGTGAAATCTGTTGGCCATAATATTGTTTTACCTTTTACTGGTTTGACTTTGAGTTGTTGCCAGTGAAACTCTGTATCTCCACCATCATCAACATCATTCAAATAAGTCATCCATACTAACGCACGTTGAAGTGATTGACTAGATGATCTCTCACAGTGCCACATTCTGTAACCCTCGTTTGGTGCGTAATGTTGTATGTTGAATGGTTCTTTCAATCCCATCTTGTGAGAATTTTTAAGACCGTATTTCTGAACGTAAGGATGTAAACCACTTTGTGTTAATTGTGTTATGTAATTTTTAAAAACTTTATGATTGGAATGCTGAACAATAACATCTGTAGAAACTTTTCCTTGAGTGTTTATGTTTTCACCACCAGATGTTATTCCTCTACGTTTTTGTTCTGTGTTATTTTTATGATACTCAATCAACTCATCACATACCGATACATCATCTAACATAAATTCATATATAAAATTTTCCATAATATTCCTTGACAAAAAACAAATAAGTTGTTATACTAGCAGTATTGCGTCAGAATCAGTGTATAGTAGCATTATCCAATTCTTCAATTAGTTCTTCAATTTCTTCTTGTTCAATTTCATTCAATTCTTTATCAGTAGGTTCTTTTATAAATGCATCACCTATATTATCAATCACATGATTATAATATTTGGTAAGACCGTCTGAGGATGGAACAGTAATTACAACAGAGTGTTTTTCTATTCTATAATCTCCTTCGTCAGTAAAAGGTTGCAACCATCGAGTTAAAGATAAAGTTTCTGTAACTCCTTTTTTGGTTATTCGACTACGCACTTCAATTAGAAGTGGGTCTTTAATTATTATTTTATCATGAGCTGCATCAACCACATGACATATAATATCTTCGCCATTGGTTAACTTTAATACTGATGGATTTTTATTATTCATATTTTTACTCTATCTATTTTATAATCAAACTGTTCTTCGTTATAGATATTTATTCGGTCTTGAAAATGGGACAACGTATAATTAGGTCTTCCATTGTAGGTGAGGTCGTCTGCGATGTCGTAGAGCCGAGTGGTATTCTTATTTTGAGAAGTTCGCAACCCTCGTCCAATGCTTTGTAACACTCTAATCCTTGATTTACTTGGACTAGCGAACACGACATTGTGGAGATTCCTAATATTGATACCAGTGCTAAACGTACCGTATGATGCAACAATGATTGCATTGTATTCTTTTTCTGTGATCGCACGAATCTTTTCTCTTGTGTCTGTATCAGTTCCACCATAAACAAAAAATACCTTTCTATCAAAATCTTTCATTAGAGAATGTAATACAACTCCATGTTTTTCTACTAACTTGAATAGACAGAGAGTATTTCCTTTAAGAGTATCACACAACCGAACAATAAACTGATTTCGTTTATATAGACCAACCAGAAAATCCATTTCTTCTGCGTATGTAAATTCTTTAACGCTCTTACAATCTTCATCTGAATGTTTTAATACTACACACCTTATATCAAGAGTTGCAAGTGTATTACTATCCATCAACTCTTTTGTTGTAGTAACCTTATTAACTGCACCAAATAATCCCTCTAAGACTAATCTGTGCGTTTGTGTTCCGTCCAATGTTCCTGTGAGTCCAAATCTATATTTACACATATCAAGTTTTGTCATAATACCAGTAAGTGATTTTGCTTTGAACATATGAGCCTCATCACCTATGACACAACCAAACATACTAAAATAATCTTTATGTAATTTATAGAGTGATTGCCATGTAGATATGAATACGGTTTTGTTTGATTGTAAATCATGACCAGCATAGATACGATGTAAATGTTCCTCACTCCAACCATAGTCAATGAAGTCAGAAAACATTTGTTCTACTAAAGATGTTGTCGGTACAAGTATTAATATTTTTTTGTCTTGTAACATCTCATAGTATCTTACCAGTGCATAAATGATAAGTGACTTACCAGATGCAGTTGGACTGACTAACAGACATCTGTGTTTCTGTATTGCATGACAAAATGCGTCTGACTGATAATCTCGTATCTCCAGTAGTTTACCTTTTGACATCGGTTTGAGAGAAGTGATGTAATCCTTCGCAATCACGCAGTCAATGTCTCTATCGTCTTCTACGTCACTCTCAGAGGTATATTCTACGTCATTTCTATCACAGAACTCTTTGA